TCCACAGATGGTATAATTACGAGTTTTCCTTGTTTTAATCGTAAGTATAAAGAATCAAATTGATTTTTAATGCATCTTGTCGTTTTGACTATGTTATCTTCCCTAAAATACCCGTCCTTTCCTATTGATTCACGGGTTATAATTGCGTGGCAATCGTCATTGTTTCGCATCCACTCTACTTCCTCTCCCCCACCCTCTCTAAGCATATTTTCCGTATACACCCAAACAGTATCCTTATTTGTTAGTACATCTTCCTTTTTGAAAGGTGATGTTAACCACAATACATTCATATATTTTTAACCTCCACATTTTTCAGTTTATTATACCATACCATAGGTTTTGACTTTGCCTTGGATGTCACTTTTTCATGCAGTATTGCCCTCGGCCAGCAGTGTTTTTTAAAATCACAGTACCCACAAATTCTATCCAGCACTGTATTTCCCGTCTCTATTCGTGTTCCTTTTTGTTTTCCCGATTTAGGGACATAAGTCTCCGGTATTTCATGAAATAACTTTTTAAATTTACTATTGGACTGTAAAACTTTAATATTTTTACTAGCCGTCCGTAATACATCCTTTCTATCCTCCTCTTGATTTTCGGGTGCTTCACATACCGCAAATTCCCCTGTAACTTTATTAACTGCTATCCAACCGCCAAAAGGAGCGTTGTCAGCCTCACCATATAAATGACCTTGCATAACATAACCAAAAGGGTCATCATTTTTTATTTTATTGTAACTACCAAATTCACCAAACTTACTTATAAAACTAGCTGGGCTGGCGGATTTTATATCCCAGACCTTACCATCTATTTTTACATCATAGGTGCCACCCAACTCAATGCCACCAACTTTTAATTTTACAGGCTCCTGTATCTTTTCAATATCAATTCCCGCCCCTTTCATCACGGCTATCGCAACCGCTTCAAGCAAATCACCCATTAAAAATTTAATTACTGTATTGTACTGTATTTCCTTTTCCTTGCCTTTTTTTTCCAACTGCTGTTGGCACATAGGCTTTCCCAAACCAGACATTCGTATTCTCCATTTAACTTCCTCGTTAAATTGCTTTTCCAATGCCCTGCCACAAGCCTCTTTGAACTCGTTTATAATGTCGGGGGAAAGTTTTGATTTCCCCCGCATCGCATCATAAAGAAAATTCTCTATTAACGTATAGAGCATACTGTTAGTTATCTAACTCAATAGCTAGGGAGTGGTCGCCATCTTTTGTTTTACTTTTAACAGCACTTCTATGCTTCTCCATGACACTTTCGTTTACGGATTTTACAGCTACCATAAATTCCTTCAGTAGTTCCTTATCAGTGTCAGATAATTCAACCGTTGAACCTGTCTTAATACCAACAGAAAAATAAGTGTTTCCACCCGATTTCTGTTTTTTCGTAGATACAATAAGATTAGTCCGTATCATAGGTTTCTTCTGTTTTACTAAACCAGAAAGCATTGTACTAAATGGAATGTAATTAACACCTTTAGCGTAGAATGCACAAGGAACTTCCTTAACCTCTATTTCTTGCTCATCAGATTTTTTACCTACCATCGTTGCTACACCGTAAAGAACTTGATTACATTTTATAGAACTCTGGATTACTCTCTGTGGGTCATTATCTGGAAGGCGTTCAATTTCCTCCCTAGACAGTTTTCCACACTTGTAAGTACCCTTAGAATCGGCGAATTGGTCGCCCAGTGACGGCATTTGCACACTCGATGTAAATTCCTCTTCACTGTTATCCCAATAACTATAAGCGTATAAGCGAATGAAAGGTCTAAACGTAACCTCTTTCGCATATACATTATCTCCGTCAACTGGAAGAACGAAATGACCTCGTGGTAGTGGTTTGTCATTTTCATCTTCTGTTTGATAGTTAATTGACAAACGACCTAGCACTGAGCCTTGCCCACCGCTGTCCGTTTGTCCCGTAAGCTTCATTAATTCCATGTCACTTATATTGTTAAAATCAGTTGGAATTGTTAAAGCATTTGTGTCTGTACCATTTTCAACCATTGGATTTATAAACCTCCTTCATGTTAAGCCAATCATCACCAAGTTTTAACTCAATTCCTATTGGCATAGTATATTTAAAGCCGTATCTTTTTTCACACTCACTGGATAAAGACATCATAGCCTCCTTTAAAGTTGTGATAGCCTGTTGTTCTTCATCTGGATACACATCCAAAACTATGCTATCATGTACCGTATTGCAGATAATAGTCTTTAAATTTCGTTCTGTCAATAACTTTTTTAAATTAATTAATGCAATTGGCAATAAATCGGCTGTAGCAAAACCCTGTACAGGATAATTCTTTATAGCGGTGGAATTTGTCACACTTCCACTCCTTAACCGTTCAACATTAGGAAAGAAATATTGTCTTCCACTAGGTAATTTTATCTTATTTGACATAAATGCCTCATCTTGCAACTGTTTGTGCCACCGTGTAATTCCTGTGTATTTATTCTTAAATGCCCTGTAATACCGCATTTGTTTGGGTGTACCTAAAGTACCCCCGTAAAGCGGTTTAAACGTGTCAGATTTGGCTTTTTGTCGAGATACACCCAGTATTCGTGCTGTATATGAATGAACGTCAACCTCATTTTTAACATCAGCGTAAACTTGCCTATCATCCGCCAAAAATCCCGCTACCCTAAATTCCAGTTGGGCGTAATCCCCCTCTAATATCTTTCCATTTTCAAAACGGGACGTAATGCATTCCCTAACGGGAAAAGTTGCTCCCCTAGGCATATTCTGAAAGTTAGGATTGCGGGAAGACAGTCTTCCCGTACTTGTCACACATTGCATAAACTGTGGATGTATCATACCATCCTTACTTATAGATTTCTGCATACCATCAACAAAAGTTCGTAAGTACGTTCTAATAGCTGAATAGCGTACATACTTTACTAAAAATTCATGTATGGTATCGTCAGCAGTGGATAAATAACTTTCCAATATGTTTTTGTCGGTTTTAAATCCTGTAGCGGAACAATCAATAACATTTCTAGGTTTAAGTTTTAGTCCCGCCCTCTCATCCTTATTTGTGAAGAGCAATCCTTTTGTGTCACACGTTTTGCATTTTCTTTTTACACTGCTTGGTGTTCCATCCTTTTTCATGTAAGTGTATTTTCCCGTTCCTTGACAGTTATGACAGATAGTTCCGTGTGTTTTAAATACAGGTCTTGCCATAGAATTTATTTCTACATAAAAATCTTGTATAGTTTCAAAATTAGTTCGTCTTTTAGGCTTGCGTGTATTTCCCCTTAACTCATATCCAATGTTAAATACTGTCGCCCATCTTTTTTTGTCGGTTAACTTAATCGAATAAAAAAGTACCGACCTGTCTTCTGGTGAGTCCAAGTTAATTGGAGTGTCACCCATGAAGTTCTTTACCTTTTCATTTAGATACTTTTCCAAGTCAACAAGTTCTTTTTCAAACTTAACTTTTATTGCCGACAAGGTATCCGTGTTGATATGCAAACCATTCATTTCAATGTCAGCTAAAACTTTTGTCAGTTCCATAGACATTTTTATTGTTGGTACTATTCCGTTAGGCATTGGTTTTCTATTTTTTCCTTTGCAGTTTGTATGTCGTATTCACCCTTTTTAGTAATTATTTTTAATATTTTAATAACTTCTTTACCTGTGGTTTCATCATCACCTGTTGCTATATTACAAGCAGTTTGTATGTCGTATTCACTATATGCAGAAAGATATTTGGATTTGAATACTATTGCGGCGTTATTAGTCATATAAATCTCCCCAATTCATTTTTAATTTACTCAATTGTGCCATAGCCAATTGATAAGTACTTTCAACATCACCTCTACCATACTCATTTACAATAGTCCAAGGAATTTTTTCATAGGATGTATTATTATTCATAAATGGTTGAATTAATTCACTTTTTTTCTGTGCCACTCCTTTTCTTTTACAGCAATCCTCCAGTGAAAATCCCCACTTGATTCCCCGGGCCATGATATATTCCATTACCATAGTGTCATGTAATTTATTGTCGTAAGTAAATCCGCATTGCACTAACCAACTGTAATCAAACTTTATGTTGTGTCCGATAAGCACATCCGTTTTATCCAAAACATCCTGTAAAATCTTTTTGGCGTTAGGTGTTGGTGGCTCATCCCGATGATAAAAACATAAATACTGAACGTGGTTATCATCAATTTTGTAACCTACTGAAACTAAATTATTTCCATTGAAAGGACTTGATGACTTTTTATTATTTTCATCAACATCATAAGATGTTTCTACATCAACTGTCGTTATCACTTTCAAACACTCCTCTCCGTATACTTATGGTCGCATGACGAGAGCCATGCCAACCGTTTAATTTATTTTTACTTATTGTAATACATCTGTATGGGTCTGACAAGTCATGATTGTCAGCCCCTCTTCCTATTCCTATAATTAAATCTGCTTCTCCCGCTTTTCCCGTTCTGGAATTATCAAGCATGGAATAATCTATAATTGATTTTCCCTCCGCCTCATAGCCCGCCTGTGATACAGCCCACAGTAAACAGTCATGTCGTTTTGCAATTTCCCTTGCCCGAACATAAACCTCTTTTAATTTTTCGTCCGTTCTGTTGTACGTTCCAGAAACTTGAACCTTGTCCAGTTGGTCTATAAACATTACATCGGGTTTATACACTCTAGTGTACTCGTTAATTTCATCTATGTGTGTACCTACACTATCAAGAACTGTTAGGTACGGTTTTATTTTTGTTAGATACTCTTCCTTGTAGTTTTCTATGTTGTCAGCAATTTCTTCCTTGGTTTGGTTAAAATAGGATTGCACTATTCGTAGTTTAATTCTAACGGCGGGTTCTTCATTAGCCCAATATGTCACTTTCTTTCCTTGTTTAATGTAACCAGAAGCGTTAAAACTTGAAAATGTCGTCTTCCCCATTTCTGGTCTAGCAAACAGGATAATAAAATTTCCCCTATCCAATGCGGGAACATTGTCAGCTATTGTCAGTAGTCTATGTTTAAATTCGCCACTCGAACCATTTA